ACGCTTTGAGAGATTACTTGCCTCAAAAGCAGACTTCAGGATTTTGAGATTATTATCCATATTATGAAAAATAGTTCAGTCAGGTGTTGACAAACTTCATAATCTGAAGTAGGGTTGAGCTAGTTTTAAGATGATCATCACTTGGAATAATAAATGAATACTACAAAACACAATCATAAGTCAAGGCAAATTGGTGAGAGTTTTCTTATCGATTTTACGCCTTGCTCTGAGGCTCCCTATCTACCTTCCATTCCAAGTGGTGACAGGTGGGGAGCTTCTTTATATTTGGAGGATTGAATATGCCTAACAAATGTACAGAGAGAAATTGCAACAACGAAGCGGCGGTAAAAAACCAAGCTGGGAAAGTGACCTTACAAGACAGCGGCAACGAGGTTGATTATGAGGGCTGGATGCAGGGCATTTGCTTGGACTGCATCACTGGGATAAAGGAGTTTGAGGGAGAGATGTCTGAAACACCTTACTCCGATTATATGCCAGCTGACGATGGCTTCCAGGGATACGACAAACCTAGCGACTATATTTAAAAAACGGAGGGTAAATAAATGGCTAAAAAAACTGTAGAGAAAAAAGCTGTAGAGAAAAGAAATATCCATCAGCGGATTAATGCGGTAATGCGTAAAGCGAACTTCATCCACAAAGGCAAAGAAATAAAGAACGCCAAGGGAACCGTCATGTATACGGTTGCCGGACATGACGAAGTTACGAAAAAAATTCATCCATTGTTGGTCGAGCAGGGAATCAACATTATTCCCGAATGTATCGCGATGGTACAGGAAGGGAGCAACCGCGTCCGCGTTGACATGGAATATACCTGGGTGAATATTGATGACCCCGAAGACTGTATCGTTAAAAAGTGGTCAGCATTTGGAATGGATATGCAGCATGACAAGGCAGTTGGGAAGGCTTATTCGTATGCCCAGAGACTGATGACCTTGAAGACCTTGCATATACAGTCAGGGGATAATGATGAGGTTCCTATTGAAGACTGCGAAGATGGGGACGAAGAATATGAGCCAACGGCTGCACTCACCTCGGTGACCTCGGTTGCGCTTCAAGCAGCTGCCGATGAACTAGGGGACCAGGGAATCCCTGCCATCGGACGACCGAAGGCAAACGGTAAAACACCGACATTGACTGCGACGCAGAAAAAGGCATTCGTCCAGCATGTCATGGACAACAACGTAACCCAGACCGAAGCGGTCAGCCTTTTAAAGAAACACAAGTACGCTAAGACAGCGGATATTCCACAAAATCGGCTTGGATTTTTCAAGTCAGAGATTACCAGGATTTCCAAGGAACAAAAGCGTAGCAAAGATGCAGGGCAAATCCAATGACCCAGGTCCAAACAAAACCTAACACGCTGGAAGGCGAGCTTAAAAAAAGGGCCGAGTGGGTTGAGTTGGATTGCGTGATGATGATCCAGAACGACGACGAATACAACGCGGCCATTAAAAAAGCCGAAGAGGTCAAGTCCCTGGAGAAAGGCATCGAGGATTACTGGAAGCCTCTTATACACATGGCTCATCAGAATCATGTTCTTCTGAAAAGCAAAGAAAAAAGCATGCTTGATCCTGTCAAGGCCGGACTAGAAAAATTAGGTGGATTGCTGGTCGAGTACAGGGCAAAGCGTGAACGGTTGGAACGTGACCGTCAAGAGGCGGAGCATCAAAAGCAGATCGAGGAAGCTGACCTGGAGGCATTCGAATTAGCCGAAGAGGGAGTTCCCCAGGCCGCGATCGATGCGGTTCGGGAAATGAAAACAGAAACACCCTTCCAGGCGCAGCCGACTCAAGAGCTACGATCGAGGAGTAATTTTAAGCAGGACTACATAGTAACGATCGAGGACATTGATGAGGTGGACCGTGAGTTTTTGGTTCCTTCAACTAAGGCTCATAGGGAAGCAATCATAGCTAACGCTAGAGCTAAAGCGATTAAGACAGGTGGTAAGCCTTTAAAGGGATTCAAGATTATAGCAACCGAGAAGCCCCAATTTAAGAGGGCAAAATAGAACGCCCCTTCATTTGCCGTAGGATTCGCGGTAGCAGCTGGGGGCTTAAACAGCTGCAATCACTCACGCAGTTGGTGGACTGCGAGAATCCATCTACCTAATAGAAACCGGTGATGGGGCGTGTTGGCTCACGCCCTTATCATCCAACACATGGAGGGCTTATGAATTTTAATAGAGTGTTTTTAGTCGGGAACGTAACAAGGGACGTTGAGGTCAGGAAAACCAAAACAGATTTAAAGGTCGGTGATTTTGGGTTAGCAATTAACCGGACCACAAAAGGTGGAGGAAAGAGTACCTGCTTTATTGATATTACGGTATGGGGTGATGAAGCAGACAACTGTGCTAATAACTTTGAAAAGGGGGCCTCGGTCTGCGTAGAAGGACGGTTAGACTTCCAGCAATGGGAGACTGACGCTGGTGAGAAAAAATCGAAGCATAAGGTTGTTGCCAGTAAAGTAGAAGCCTTGTCTGCTCAAGTTAACACCCCAAAGCAAGCCCCTCTCGAACTAACAGAGGAAGACATACCGTTTTAACCTTCCATTAACCCTTTTCTGGGAAATAACAATGTCGAATTATAGGACCCTCCAAACTAGATTTTGGAATGACAAGGATGTTTTAAAGTCGGGCAAGGATTGTAGATATCTTTTAGCATATTTGATCTTAAACAAGCATGTAAATAATTCCGGCGTGTACGAACTGCCACTCTCAACCATTACCTATGAAACGGCTATCCCTTCTGCAACGGTTAGGAAACTGTTTGCCAACGGTTTGCCGAAAAATGTTTATTACGATTTCGACAACGAAATAGTGTTCGTTAAAAACGCAAGGGTATATCAACCTGGGGGCAATCCGGCAAAAGTGGAAAAGGGGATTCTTAACGAATTTAATCAGACCACGAAGACTCCGCTCTGGAATCTGTTTTTAGACGCATACCCTTATTTTAAAGGGGTCTTCCCAACCGTTACAGAACCCTTACCAAAGGGTTCAATACCATTACCAATACCAATAGCTTTAGATTCTAATAAAAAGAATGAAGGAAAATTTGAGCCGGAAATTTTAGAAATTATTGCGTATCTCAACGACAAGGCGGATAAGGATTTCAAATGTGTCGAGGCGAACATGGTGAACATCCGCGCCAGGTTGAAAGATGATTACACGGTCGATGATTGCAAGCTAGTGGTCAATAACATGGTGGCGAAATGGAAAGGTGACGCGAAGATGAATGAGTACCTGCGGCCTATTACGTTATTCCAACCGAAGAAGTTTGATGGCTACCGGAACGCAAAACCGCAGGTGGAGAAGGAAAAAGAAACATCCGGCTCGGCCAAGCGTAGGCAAATAGAGCGGCTTTTGGCGCGGAAGCCTGTCCAGGAAGAACAAACTAAACTCATGGAGAACGGCGTATGACCCTAACTTACGATGAGTTTGTTGAGCAGATAGCGGCCCTGTATGCCTTTGGGATGCCGCGAAAAGACGATTGGGAGTTAGATTATTGGCATAGAGCAATCGCGGCCAAAGAGTTGACCGCTGCCCAGGTAGGGGCTGCGGTTTTGAAGATAACCCAGGATCAAACCGAGTTCTGGGATACCGATAATATTCCGGCGAAGATTATCAAAGTAGTCAAGGAGATAGCCGAGGATAAGAAGATTGCAGCTTTTAAGAATCAGATTTTACTGGCGGAGAATCGCGAGGAGGATGAGGACAAAAAAGCGTTAGCGTCCTGGGGTGGGACCCTAGAGGAAGCCGAGGCAAATAGGCAAAAAACCAGGGAGCTTATCAGGGGGGTTTTTAAATAATGATTTTTGAATTACCAATGATTTTTGAATTAAACGAAGTCGAGCAGTTTGTTGCAAGGTATGTGGCTAAGACGCGGTATGGGAATGCGCGAAAAAAAGGGACTCTGGACCAGAAAAAAGGGGGTCAGTCCTGCGAAGCGACAGACCTGGAAGGGTTCGCTGCCGAGTTACTTTTCGCTAGGATATTCAACTTGTATCCGGACTTTAGTGGGGTTGTAGGGGATGCCGATGGGGTAACACGCAGAGGTCGGACCTACGACGTTAAAGTTACCAAGTATGAAAATGGGCATCTTGTTGCAGGGCTGCACAAGAAAAACAAACCTTGCGATTTTTACGTTTTATTCACTGGTGAATTTCCAAGGTATCGGATAGCCGGATTTGGCGATCAGGAATCTCTTTTGGTTAAAGAACGGATTAAAAATTTTGAGGATAAAAACGGCAAGAAAATGGGGCCTTGTTATGCCATGAGGCAGGACGATCCGGAATTTAAACAGTTCAACGGGAGGTAGGCCGGTGTTTGGATTTGAAATATACAGAGGAGTAGAGCTAGTGTTCGGAGTTAAAATTTACAAGCCCAACAAGAAAGGGGATTTGAAATTAAAAAAAACCGTGTCCCCTGAAGACTGTTTAAAACGGTATTGGAAGAATAGGGACCCATATCGCAGCGGAATGGTTGGGAACACCGGCGTAAAGTATCACCGGATTGGCAAACTGGCTAAGTGTACGGCTGAAGGGTGCGATAACACTGTAGATGACGCGAGGTTCAAAACGTGTTCGTTAAAGTGCCGACTTAAAAAATCGCAGGTCTTTCGTAGACTGAAAAATGATAAAAAATAATATATACTCACCTGGTTGGATGGTTCATCGGTCCTCGCTCAAAAGGAGGGATCGAGTGAACGAAATTAAACTTAGAGGTGAAATATATTATGCCAATACGTCGCACCAAAAAGAAAGGCTGCGCGACTGTCTGAAAACCGACGACAGGTACGAAGCCCAGCGACGATTGGTAGAACTTAAATTTTTAGTAGAAAGGGGGTTATACCAAAAACAAAAAGAATTGTTTGATGACCGCGAGGCAAAATATAAGGCTATCACTATCAAAGGGATTAACGAGGGTAAGGTTAGCCAGGACAAAAAGAAATATGCCAAGGTGTTATTGAAACAATTCAAAGGTGTAAAAGTGTCAGACATAGATGTAAAAGCCTGGGCGTTAGAGCAAGCTGGGAAATACACCAAGTCTACTTGTTCTAAGCATTTTACGGTTATGAGGGAGCTAGGGTTTGAGGTCCCGAAAGTAAAAGGTAAGTCTGGGAAACGATGGACGATGGACCAGGTATTGGAGGAAAAGGATGTGCTGAAAGTCTTAGAAAAGATGCCGGAAAAATACAGGGATGTATGCAGGGTTTCAGTATTGACAGGACTCCGCCTGGGTAACGTGATTAAAATGAGCAAAAAAGATGTTCAATCGTCAGGATGGATCGCGCCAGTAAACGGTCAAGCCAAGACCGGATTACCGGTGGAAGTAAAAATAGGTAAAAAACTAGCGGAAATATTTAAGAGACTGCCATCTCCCTTGCGAGATGATGATCTGTATTTCCCTAACATAGCAGGAAAGAATAAGGCTTTAACTACGGCAGTATGTAAGGCTTTCAAACGTGCGGAAATAGGTTTCGGATCGTTTACACATTTCCGGCATTTTCACGCTTGTACGGCTTTAGATTCTGGCCATACTATCGAGGAAATCCAGGTTCAACTTGGGCATAAAAACATCAGTCAAACCCAAGTCTACGCCAGGGTAAAACGTGAAAAATTGGCTCGCGTTTCAGAGTCGGTTGACACAAACGTGACACAAATCGGGAAACGGAAAATTGACGCAGTATAAACTATTGAAACATATTGGCCCCATCGTCTAGCGGTTAGGACGCTGGCCTCTCACGCCGGAAACTTTATCAACGACCGGTGAACCATCCAACGCATTTTCAATAGTTTAACCCTGCCGTCAAAATTCCTGCCCCCCTGATTTGCTGACACAAATCTGACACAAGTAAATGTAGCTAATGATTACCATGAACGACAAAAAGGTATTGGATGAACGCGGCGAGAAGTATGGTCCGATGAAACCGATGTGGACGGCTATTGGGACCATCCAATGGGAGAACTTTAAGTTCATGTTGAAAAAGTGCGGATCGCGGCAGCCGACTCCGGAAGAGTTGGGGCAGCTGGCTGCTTTGAATATGAATGTGGTCAAGATGGTCCGCTCACTCCATGACCCCAGGGACCTGGACCATGGGATCGATGGCCGGAACTACTGGACGATAGCCGAGAGGGTTGGGAATGGAGAAGCAGATTAAATTGAATCTACCCTGGCCGCCTAGCGTCAATAGTCTTTACCGGATTAATGGCAAGGGCAAAAGGGCCGTGGTGTTCAAGGCCAAGAAAGCGGTCGCTTACGCGAATACCGTGGGCTGGGAATTAAAGCGTAGAAAGATTGAAGGGTTCGGTACTTCCAGGGTAGAGATCGATATCCAGGCGTATCCGCCGGATCGGCGCAGACGCGACCTGGACAATATTCAAAAGGCTCTACTTGATAGCTTGCAGCAAGCTGGGGTGTACCAGGACGATTGCCAGGTGGATAAGATTACGATAGCTCGCGGACCAGCGGTTCCCGAAGGAATGGTGGTGATAGACATTAAGGAGATAGACTTATGACTAGACAGGATTTTAACACGATCATGGATGCCTTTGAAATTGGGATGAGAGAAACAGATGCGGTTTCAGATTTCCGGAAATTTCGCAACAAGAACTGGAAGCATTATGAGTCAGCCGACGCGAATGATTTACTGGTCGATCTCTCTATGGCATTAGTTGAAGGGGCATGTATAACGAATAATTTGGAAGGAGAAGAACAACCCAGGCCGGAGGAATTAAACTGATGGATAGTTATGAGAAAGATTTAAGGGCGGAAGATATTCCCTTGGTAACTAAAACCGGAGAAGCGAGTATCTGGAGGAAGGTAGCCGATAGGTTTGGGACTGAAGTGGTTTTGTTTATTTCTAAAGAAGTAGGCGGCGATAGAGTCCAGTACATCCCCGAAGAAAAACAATTATTAAGAGCGGCTAGGTTAAGAGCCTTTTCCCAGTTCGACGACCGCGAATTATAAAAACAACAACCCACAACACCCCACAACGTCTGTTCCATGATTAACAATTAGGATAGGTTGTTAGTGAGATGGAAGAGAAAAAGGGCAAGAGCAAGAGCATAACCATCAAAAGAATAGCGACCAGCGATGCTGGAACTTTCGGCGTTGTTCTGGATGACAATATTCCTTTTTGTGTTTCATGCGAACTCCCCTTTAAAGACAATCAAAAAAACATTTCATCCATCCCTAGTGGTTACTTTGAGGCCATGCGAGTGGACTCGCCGAGGTTCGGCAATACGTTTGAAGTGAAGGGCGGAAGCCTGGGAGATCGGACACATATCCTTTTTCACAAGGGCAATTCGATCAAGGACTCAAGGGGCTGCATATTATTGGCTGAAGGTTATGGTCAGAAAGACCATGTAGAACGGAGTCGCGATGCGTTCAATGAATTTATGAAACGCACTGAAGGCTGCGATTATTTCATCTTACGAATCATAGAGGACTACAGATAATGGAAGCTATAGTTGGATTAATGGCAAAGGCACCGGATTACCTGGTAGCGATATCAGGAATAATTGCCAGCCTTACAGTATTAACGGCAATAACGCCCACGCAACTAGACGACAAGTGGCTAGGGAAAGCAACGGTCGGCGTTAACTTCTTATTGAAAATTGCCAACATTGGGGCTGGGAACATCGGGAAAAATAAGAACCAGGACGAACATGCAGTAATAGTAAAGGCGAAGGTTAAATGATAACCACGCTGATACTGATCTCTATTTTAGGGGCAGGTGCGGCATGGATGTATTACCAGGGCAAAACGTCTGCCCAGGCAGAGGGGCTGGAGTCTGATCTTAAAAAGACCCAAAAAGTAAGCGCAATGGATAAGGACCATGATGAAAATACTGCTGACATTCTTAGTAAGCTCTCTGCTCCTAGCTTGCTCCGTAAGCCGCCCAGGGACCGCTAGATTATACGCGGAGCCGGTCGATCCGCCATGTGTTAAAGAGTTATGGTCCGGCGAGGCCACTTCTATCCCAGCGAAGATCAGGAAGAAATCGCTAGGGTTCTTTGATTTTAGGGAATGTGAGGCCAGCGAAATAGGGTTGGCCTGGGTTAAGGAGAAAAGGTTACGACAAAAATATGAAAAACAGGTCGGGATTTTAAATGAAAAATGAGGCGCAGAACGACAGCACCGATACCAGATGGACGCTGCGAGTATCCGGTTCATCTACATCCTAATGAGGATTATGTCCCATACAAAAGAGATGATGAGATTAGGTATTACCCATGCAAAACATACGACAAAAACGGAAAACTAATGAGAATAGAACTGAGGCCCCCAATTGACTGCCAAGGTGGATACGGCAGGATGCGTAGCTTTGATCGGTTGTTTACTGGTTGTAGTGGCCCTGATAGTAACGGAGGTGAGGAGTGAGGAGTTACCTGTCGTACCTCCTTTTGAGGAGATGCTCGATTGGAAACCACAACCAGATCGAACTATGGAAGTTTCGTTTCCAGGCATATCGTTCCGTTATTCGATTCTGGATTGGAAACCGGCGCCTCATTGCCAGGCGGTGCTTGAGATGGTTGGGACGAAGGAAATTAGGTGGGTGACGCATTCGGGAATATTTTCCCATCAGTATTTGACCAGGAATACGCCAATGTTTTTTAAACGCGCCGGAGAGGCCCAATGGCATTGGTTAAACATGAAAACCTATAAGGAGATAGAGCCATGCCACAAGGAGGCAAGTTGCCGTACCCAGGAGGAATAGGAAAACCAGGAACACGCCAGAAACCAAGGAAAGGGAAAATTAAGAAAGCTGTAAAGAAACCAAAAATGAGATGAATGCTAACAAAAAATCTGATTGGGGCTTTAAAAGCCAACCTTACAGAGAGTACATGAAAGTTTACGAAATGCAGGAGAAAGAAAATGATAGTGGGCGTTGCAGAACTCGCCCTTCTGCACTTAAAAGAGGCTACGGAGCCAAACCCACTAGGAAGTTAAAATATGAGTTGGGCTAAAAGGCAGGTGGGAGAGATATGAAGAAACGGAAGAGATTGTTAACAGATAAGCAGAAACAGTTCGCGGTTGAATATCTGATTGATAGGAATGGTGGCGCAGCTGCTATTCGCGCAGGGTTCAGCGAGAAGGGATCCAGGGTTACTGCTTCCAGGTTGTTAACAAACCCTAACATTAAGGCAATTATTGATAAAAAGACTGCAAAGATCATTGAAAAAACAGAAATGACGGCGGAGAGAGCGATGTTAGAGGTCAAAGCAATAGCTACCAGTAACATAATGGATGGAATGGAATATGACCCTAATACTCGCGAATTTTCTTTTAAAGCTCCTGACGAAGTTCCGGCGGAGTTTTGGAAGGCGGCCCAGGAAGTAACAGTTTATTCACTGCCTAATGGCGGTGGTATGGCAACCAAGGTAAAGATGCATCCTAAGATAGCAGCTTTAAAAATGGAGTATGAAAGACACAAATTAACATCACCTGAAACGACAACCAATAACATAGCTAACATGCATGTGAATATTTTAGAGGTTAATGCGGCCCGAAGAAGGGCCGGAAGGAAGGAAATTGAAGAGGGTTGATTAATAAAGGGAACACCTAACGGTTAGAGAACGGTTACTAAACCGTTCAATACCATTACCTATACCTATCCTATTGTTTAAATATAAATGAATGTAGAAACTCAAAACAAAACGGCAGCGGATCACCTGGTCGAAGACATTGAATCGTTTCACGACGATCCATTAGGTTTCGTCAAGTACGTTTTCCCCTGGGGCAAAGGTGACCTGGCAGATCATACCGGTCCTGATACCTGGCAAGCAGAATTACTAGAGGATGTTGGTAGGCATATTCGTGAGGGCGATGGGATGGGTTATCAGTCTAGTACGGCTAGTGGACATGGTTGTGGAAAAGGGGCCTTGACTTCTTGGTTGGTCCTCCACGCCATGTGTTGTCGCAAGAATTTAAATGCGATTGTCACAGCCAACACCCAGATGCAACTTCAAACTAAGACCTGGAGAGAACTGGCCCTCTGGCACTCAAGGTCAATGGTCAAGTCCTGGTTTGAATGGACCGCGACTAAGTTCTATCACGTTTCATCACCTGAAACTTGGTATACATCCGCTATTCCCTGGAGTGAAAGAAACTCAGAAGCCTTTGCAGGTCAACATGGTGAGGTCCTGATTATTTACGATGAGGCATCCTCTATCCCAGATTGTATTTGGGATGTATCGGAAGGCGCAATGACAACCGCTGGTGCCATGTGGTTTACCTTCGGCAATCCTACCAGGAACACCGGACGATTCAGAGAATGTTTCGGTAAGTTCAAACACCGCTGGAATACCAGGCAAATAGACAGTCGCAGCTGCAAGATGACCGATAAGCGAAAACTTACCCAGTGGGTTGAGGATTTTGGTGAAGACAGTGATTTTGTAAAGGTCAGGGTTAGAGGCGATTTTCCTTCTGCATCGAGCATGCAGTTTATATCAGGTGACCTGGTAGACGACGCTCAAGAGCGAGAGGCGAAATGTTACATCGATGAACCCTTATGTATTGGGGTTGATGTGGCCAGGTTTGGTGACGATCAATCTGTTTGTTGTTTCAGGCGTGGACGCGATGCCAGGACCATTGAATGGACCAAGTATCGAAGCCTGGACACAATGCAACTCGCTGCAAGAGTAGCGGAGTTGGTCCGATTGCACCAGGCGGATGCTGTTTTCGTAGACGGTGGCGGAGTTGGGGGCGGTGTTGTTGATCGATTAAGACAACTCCATGTGGACTGCATTGAAGTCAACTTTGGCAGCAAGGCTGAAGATGCCAGGTACAACAACAAAAGAGCAGAGATGTGGGGTGGAATGCGTGATTGGCTGGATGGAGGTGCGATCCCTACAGACCGAGAGTTAGTGGATGACCTGATCGGGGTTGAATATGGATTTACTCCTACCAACAAGATACAGCTTGAAAAGAAAGAGGATATGAAAAAGCGTGGCCTGGCTTCTCCGGATATGGCAGATGCCCTGGCACTTACTTTTGCTTATCCGGTAGCACCGAAAGGAATGGCTGGCAAACGAAGTGAGATGGCAAGGAAGCGAAGAGAGTATGACCCTTTTGCGGTGAAACGATAATGTGTAGATTGTTCGAACCAGGCCAACCTGGGTTTAACGCGATGTTTCCTGGTATCGCCAAGAAACTAAAGGGTGGATCATCTGATGCTGGGACCCGACAAACATCTCCATCCGGCAATAAAGGTGCAGACCGTAGAGGAAGTCTTATAGGTGGGGGGCGTAAGGAATTAGCTGGCGGAAAGAACGAAGGTAATTTA